CCGCCGCCGAGCCTGCCATACCGGCAGACTACGGCGAGGTTGCCCGCATGGTGAACGCCATCAAGAACCAAAACCCGGCCAACCTGCCCAACGGCGTCAGCCGCCTGGTCAAGCGTGCCGGGGCCGATACCACCCTGAAAAACGCCGTCCGGGACGGGGCTGAGTGGGCCTGGGTGCCGCACGGCGATACCTGCCCGTTCTGCATCACACTGGCAAGCAACGGCTGGCAGAAAGCCAGCAGCAAAGTGCTGAAAGGCGGCCACGCAGAACACATCCACGCCAACTGCGATTGTGAGTTTGCCATCCGGTTTGACCACAATACCACTGTGGCGGGATATGACCCGGAAAAATACCTTGCGCAGTACAATGCGGCAGGCGGAGACATCAACAAAATGCGGCGCATTGATTATGCAGCCCGGAAAGACGCTATCAACGCCCAGAAAAGGGCGGCGTATGTGGCAAGGAAAAACTTCTCTGTTTATTCTAGCTTGAACATGGAGCCAAAACCTGTTACAATGCAGTCAATCAGCAATGTCAAGTCGTTCAACTGCGAAACTCTGGACGGTGCAAAGCAGCAACAACTTCAAAGCGCCCACAAACGACTGCTCATGACTGCGGCAAAACAGCCGCCCGGTGTTGAAGTCGGCAAGGCGTTCGACCTGAACATGAAGCCGTTGACGCAGGATGTCGTCGGCAGCGCAGAGGGGCACTCTGTCAAGCTGCCCAACTTTAATGTACCCTATGCCGTCATACATACGCACCCTGCGTGTGACATTTTCTCCCATGGTGACTTGTCGAGCTTCGCCAAAAATGAGAACTTGAAACTCATGACGGCCATTGGGCATAACGGACACATCTATGCGGTCGAGAAAAGCGCTGATTACGATGCCGTTGCGGCAAAAGACATTGTTTGGCAGCTGAACGCCGGAATAGACCGGCTGAAAAATATCCCCCGTGCGGAACTGTCAGACGAGCAGCTTCTTGAGCAGGCTGAAAAACTTGTCTGGCAAGCCATCAAAGAACTTCAAGAGAACGGAGTGAGATTCTATGAGTAGTCGGCTTACACCGGAACGGATTGCAGAAATGCAGAAGTGGCTTCTCGAACATCCGATTGACCACGAATACGACGAGATGTGCGATATGCTGGACAGTCCTGCGCCTCCGGCCCAGCTTGCTTCTCGCGCTGCTTACGATGTGCTGAAAGAAATTGGGGAACTCCCTCCCGGCATTGAATGACCTTTATATTCTGACCACGATGCAAACCGCACCGTGGTTTTCTTTTGCCCATTTTGCCCGCATGAGGACGGAACGGGCACTTTTTATACCAATTTTTGCCCGGCATGGCGTAAAACTGTACAGCCAAAGCGGATGCGACCCGCGTAAATAAAAGCGCAGGCAGAAAGGACACAACATGAAACGCGAAGACGTAAAGAAGCAGATCCCCAACATCACCGATGAGCAGCTGGACTGGCTGATGGGCGAAAACGGCAGGGATATCACCGCCGAAAAGACCAAAGCCACCAACCTGCAGATCCAGGTGAACGGCCTGACCACCCAGCTGAACACCGCCAAAGACAGCCTGAAAGCCTTTGAAGGCGTGGACGTGGCCGACCTGAAAGGCCAGATCACCAAGCTGCAGGACCAGCTGGCCGACCAGGCCGACAGCTTTGCCTTTGATTCCGCCCTGGACGGCGCAATCCGTGACGCACGCGGCCGCGATGTAAAGGCCATCCGCGGGATGCTGGATGTGGCGGCGCTGAAAGCCAGCAAGGACCGCACCAGCGACATCAAGACCGCGCTGGATGCCCTGGTGAAAGACAAGGCTTGGGCCTTTGATGCTGCCCCCGGCGGCTACCCCAACGTCCGCGACGGCGGCGACCCGAACAAAACCCCAACCGGTTCCACGCGCGAGCAGTTCGCCGCGTGGTTTGACCAGGTGACAAAGTAAAGGAGCAAAAGTATGGCATCTATTGACATCAACCGCACGACTACTATTTCCCTGCCGGGCAGCGTTTCCGGCGAAATTTTGCAGAAAACCCAGGAATCCAGCGCCGTCATGGCACTGGCCCGGCAGATTCCGCTGCCCGGCCTGGGCGTAACCATCCCCGTTATCACCGGCGACCCCGAAGCGGGCTGGGTCGGTGAGACCGAGAAAAAGCCGGTCAAGCGCGGCACTCTGGCCACCAAGCAGATGACGCCCTATACCCTGGCCGTCATCGTACCGTTTTCCAACCAGTTCCGCCGCGATGTGCCCGCCCTGTATGATCAGCTGGTGCAGCGTCTGCCCGGCGCTCTGGCCAAAAAGTTTGACCAGACCGTGTTCGGGGCGGTGAAAGCCCCCGGCTCCAACTTCGACACCCTGAAAGCCTGCACGGCCCAGAGCATCCTGACCAATGCCTACGGCGGTCTGGTTGCCGCCGATGCAGACATCGCCGCCCATGACGGCATTCTGAACGGCTGGGTGCTGGCCCCGCAGGGCAAGGCTATCCTGCTGAACGCGGTGGACGGCAATAAGCGTCCCCTGTTCATCAACAGCGTGGCCGAAGGCGCAGTGCCCATGATTCTGGGCGCGCAGGTGCGCCAGAGCAAGGGCGCCTACACGGCCAACACGGCCAGCGATGCCGCCGTGGTCGGCTTTGCGGGCGACTGGACGCAGGCGGTGTACGGCACCGTGGAGGGCGTGCAGATCGCCATTTCCGACCAGGCCACCCTGACCGACGGTTCCACCACCATCAACCTGTTTGAACAGAACATGTTCGCCGTGCGCGCCGAGATCGAAGTCGGCTTCCGCTGCGACACCACGGTGTTCAACAAGCTGACCGGCGCAGCCAAAACGGGGTCCTGATCATGATTGAATTCAAGAACCGCCTGACCGGCACCCTGATGGCCGTTGCCCCGGAGCGGGAAGCTGAATATCTGGCGGAGGGGCATACCCGCGTGGATCTCCCGGCGGCCGTCCCCGCCAGGCAGCCCGCCGAAGAGCCCGCTGAAGAGCCCGCCGCCAAGCAGACCGCCGAAGAGCAGACCGCCGAAGAGCCCACCGCCAAGCAGACCGCCGCCCCGGCCCCGAAGAAGAAAGCCGCCGCCAGGAAATGAGGTGATGGCAATGGTCTATGCAACCGTGGAAGAGGTCGAAGCCGGGTTCCGCACGCTGAGCGATGACGAAAAGACGCTCTGCAGCGCCCTGCTGGCCGAAGCCGGCATTGTCATCGATGCATACAGCCAGGACGCCCCGTTTGAGCGCAAACAGCTGGTATCCTGCCGCATGGTGCGCCGCCAGCTGGACGCGGGCCCCGGCGGGCAGGGCGCCGCCATGTACCCGATGGGCGCCACCCAGGCGTCCGCATCGGCGCTGGGCTACCAGCAGAGCTGGACGGTGTCCGGCGGCTCGGTCGGAGAGCTGTACCTTTCCAAGCTGGAAAAGAAGCTGCTGGGCGTGGGCAGCAGGCTGGGCGCACACAGCCCGCTGGAGGACTTATGCTGAAGGGTATCGACATCATCCTGTACGAAAAGACCAAGACCGGCGAGGACGCTTTCCACGCGCCGATCTACACTGAAACACCAGTCACTGTACACAACGTGCTGGTGGGCGAACCGGCCACGGAGGACATCGTCAACGATTTGCAGCTCTACGGCAGGCGGCTGGCCTACACGCTGGCCCTGCCCAAGGGAGACGCCAACAACTGGCACAACGTGACGGTGGAGTTCTTCGGGCAAAAATTCCGGACTTACGGCGATGTGGTGCAGGGCATTGATGACCTGATCCCGCTGTGCTGGAACAAGAAGGTGAAGGTGGAACGGTATGAGTAAAGTCAAGATCGTGCTGAACCGCGCCGGGGTGCGGGAACTGCTCCGTTCCCCCGAAATGGCCGCTATGCTCAAAGAGCGGGCGGATTCCATCAAGGATAGCCTGCCGGACGGCTATGTCTCCCGTATAATGCCCACCCGCGCTATTGCCATTGTGGAAACCGCCACGGAAGAAGCCTATGCCGATAACCTCCATCACAACACCCTGCTAAAGAAGGTGCACGAATGATTGAAACCGAGGTGCTGAATGTACTGACCGCCGCCCTTGCCCCGGTGCCGGTATCCATGGAGGTTCCCTCCCCCATGCCCGGCACCTTTGTTGTGTTGGAAAAAACCGGTACATCCCGCACGGACCAAATTACCACTTCCACCTTCGCCGTGCAGAGCTGGGCCCCTACCATACTGGATGCCGCACAGCTCAATGAACAGGCCAAAGCCGCCATGGATGCCCTGCCCGCCCGGCAGGGCATTGGTTCGGCCCGCCTGGAAAACGACTATAACTTTACCGATACCGCCACGCACCGATACCGCTATCAGGCAGTGTACCGCGTTGTGCATGGCACAATTTGAAAGGAGAACCTCTATGCAGAATGCCGCCTTAGTCGGCGTGGCAAAGCCTGCAGCCGGCGGTGCCGTGTACCGTGCGCCGCTGGGCACTGCGCTGCCCACATCTACCGATGCAGAGCTGAACGAAGCGTTTAAGTCATTGGGCTACATCAGTGATGATGGCCTGACAAACTCCAACTCCCCCAAAACCGAACAGGTCAAAGCCTGGGGCGGAGATACCGTTAAAACCATCCAGAAAGAAAAGCCGGATACCTTCAAGTTTACCCTGATCGAAGCGCTGAACGAGGAAGTTCTCAAATCTTCCTATGGTTCGGACAATGTTTCTGGTACTGTCGCAGCCGGGCTGACCGTCAAAGCCAGCAGCCGTGAGATTCCCAACAGCGCATGGGTGGTGGATACCATCGTCAACAATGCCAACAAACGCATTGTCATCCCCGATGCCGGTATTTCCGAAATGGAAGATATCGTTTATTCGGACAGCAAGGCCCTGGGCTATGGCATTACCCTGGCCGCTGTTCCGGACACCAGCGGCAACACCCACTATGAATACATCAAGGAGGCCTGACCATGCTGAAAGGCACAACCCGATCCGGCTTTGCATTTGAAATTCCGGATGCCCGCTGCCGCAATATGGAGCTGGTAGATGCTCTGGCTGCCGTGGACCACGGCAACCTGAACGAGCTGCCCACCGCGCTGGATCTGCTGTTTGACAAGCCGCAGAAAAAAGCCCTGTACGACCATCTGCGCGCTGCTGACGGCACGGTGCCGATTGAAGCCGTGATTGCCGAACTGAGCGATATTTTTAAGGCAAACCAAGAAGGAAAAAACTCCTCATCCTCGCCGGAATGATTGCAGACGGCGAGGATGAATTGATTTGTGACCTGGCCGAGACCTACCGGATCCTGCATTACCGTACCGTTGCGCTGCCCCTGCTGGCCACCCTGGCAGCGGGCCTGCGTGAAGATTCCCGCATCTGCAAAAAACAGTCTGGCGTAAAGACCGATACCGGCACCCTTTTGCTGGGGGCTGCCGTTGACCGCCTAACTGCCCTGTGCAGCGGCTTTGGGGATGGCAGCCTGCCAACCCCTGTTATGGATGCCCTGACCGGCAGAGCAGCGCCGCCAAACAAGGTACAATCCTTTGCCAGCGGCGCTGCGTTTGATGCGGCCTGGCACAAAAACAACGGGGAGGTGAACTGATGGCAACCGAACTTGCAAAAGCCTATGTGGGGATCATTCCCTCTGCCGAAGGCATTACCGGCAACCTTGCAAAAGTGCTGGAGCCGGAAGCCGAAAGCGCCGGTGAAAAATCCGGCGCATCTTTGGGCGGCCGCCTTGTCAGCACCCTGAAAGGTGTTCTGACAACCGCTGCCCTGGGTAAGGCCCTGACCGATACCCTGACGGAGGGCGGTGCGCTGGAGCAGAGCCTGGGCGGTGTGGAAACCCTGTTCAAGGATAACGCCGATACCGTCAAGGCTTATGCGCAGAACGCATGGCAGACGGCGGGGCTTTCGGCCAATGCCTACATGGAAACTGTGACCGGGTTTTCGGCCAGCCTGCTGCAAGGCCTGGGCGGCGATACCGCAACAGCCGCCGAAGTGGCCAACATGGCCCTGACTGATATGTCGGACAACGCCAACAAGATGGGCACCGATATGTCCGCCATCCAGTACGCATACCAGGGCTTCGCCAAACAGAACTATACGATGTTGGACAACTTAAAACTCGGCTACGGCGGCACCAAGAGTGAAATGCAGCGCCTGCTGGCGGATGCCCAAAAAATCACCGGTGTCAAGTACGATCTGGACAACCTGGCCGATGTGTACACCGCCATCCATGTAATTCAGGGAGGTGTGGATGAGCTGAACGGCGGCCTGGGCGATGTGAACAAGGGCCTTGGCATTACCGGCACCACCGCGCTGGAAGCATCCACCACGTTGACCGGCTCCTTTGCAGCCATGCAGGCCAGTTTCAAAAACGTACTGGGTGCGCTGACCCTTGGGCAGGACCTGCAGCCGTCTCTGGACGCACTGGCCCAGTCGGTGGTCACATTCCTGACCGGAAACCTGCTGCCGGATATCTGGAACATTCTGTCCGCCCTGCCCGGCGCGCTGGTGACCTTTATCCAGGCTCTTGCCCAGACCCTGCTGGACGGATTTGGCACTTCGTTTTCCGGCGGATTCCCCCAAATCATTGAAAACGGCGCTGCTCTTGTCAGCAATCTGGTGCAGGGCATTACCGCAAACGCCGGGCAGATGATGGAATCTGCGTCTGTATCACTGAGCGCATTCCTTGCACAGGTCGTGGCAGATCTGCCGCAGATCATCACATCAGGCGGACAGATGCTGCTCAGCCTTGTGCAGGGCCTGCTTGCCATGTTGCCTTCCATCATCCGCAGTGCGGCCACCGTAATTGCCACCCTGCTGCAAGCCATTGTTACCCACCTGCCTGAAATCATCGCGGCAGGCTTCAACCTTGTGATCAATTTGGTACAGGGCATTGGGAACGCCTCGCCGGATATCATCCGCGCCGCAGGTGATGCCTGCCGCACCCTTTGGGACGCCGTCAAAAACGTGGACTGGGTGCAGCTGGGCAAAGACATTATCAACGGCTTAATCAACGGCATTGGTGCTATGGGCAGCGCGCTGAAAGATGCTGCCCGGAGCATTGCTTCCAGTGCGCTGGATACTATCAAGGACTTTTTCGGCATTGCATCCCCTTCCCGCGTGATGCGGGACGAAGTGGGCCGCTACATTCCGGCGGGCCTTGCCCTTGGCATCCGGCAGAACGCCGGGGATGTTGCACAGGCCATGGATGAGCTTTCGGATCTATCCACCGGCTCTTTACAGAGCAACGTTCGGCTTGCGTTGACAGCATCGGGCAGCGTGGCAAGCACCCCGTCTGGCCGGGAAATTGTCGATTTCACGCCCGTACTGGCCGTGCTGAACAACATCCTTGCTGAGCTGCATAACAGCAGCGGCGACATTGTCATTGGTGACGACGTGATCTATCGCAGCTTCAACCGCGCGCGGCAGTCACAATCCATCATGCTGGGGGGTGCCTACTGATGCTCAAACGCACATCTCTCTTGCAAATCGACAGCCATTCCCTACCGGTTCCCACCGGCTCCCCCACCATCAAGTTTTCGGACGTTGAGAGCAGTGACAGCGGCGCCGACGAGATGGGCGTTTACCACCGTGAGGTGCTGCGGTTCGGTGTACTGACCTGTACCCTGACCTACAGCTACCTTGATAACGCCGACTGTGCCTACCTGCTCGGCCTTTTGCAAAACAAGACCACATTCCAGTTTACCTGCCCTGTGGCCAGCGATTCCACAGATGTGACCCAGACCATCACCCGCACCTGCTACTGCTCCAACTACGGGGCGGCCCTGCAGCGGCTGAAAGCCGGTGTTTGGCGGGACATGGATCTGGAAATCAAAGAATGTTAAAGAGGTGCCTGAATGGTTAAGAACATCCTGGTGCTGGATGACGGCACTGAGATTGCCGCCGGAACCGTTGGTCAGAATGCCATCCTTTCCCTGACCTGCACCGAAACCGTATCCAAAACTACCGACCTGTGTCCCGGCGCAGCCTGCTCCAATAAGCTGGAAATCACAATCTGGGTGGAGCCGGGAACGGATCTGCCGATTACATCCGGGACCCGGCTGACCCACTACCGGGAGACATCCGGCCAGCGCACCCTGGCGGGCACCTACTGGGCCGTTAAACCTACCAGCCAGACCCGCAACACCTACAAAATCTACGCCTATGACGCAGTCTCCCTGCTTGATGGCGTACAGTCTACCTGGCTGCGATCCATTCAGGATCAGTTTCCGATGACACTGTGGGCATTTGCGGGACTTGTAGCACAGCGGTGCGGCGTAACCATTGCCAACAACTCCCTGCCCCGCAACGGAACCTATCTGGTACAGGCTTTTTATGCCGACAATCTGACCGGCCGCCAGCTGCTTGCCTGGGTGGCCGAAGCATCATGCACTTTCTTGCGGGCTACACCGGACGGGAAAATCGAATTTGCTTGGTATACAGATTACAACGCATCGCAGAGCATCGGGCCAACCGTATACATAAGGGACGGCCTGTCGCATGACAAGTTTCAGACCGCGCCAGTCGTCAAAGTACAGATCCGGCAGAGCGATGACGACGTGGGTGTGCTGTATCCATCCGATGAAAGTGGATCAAATGCCTTGGTTATCCAGGGCAACCTGCTGCTGACATCCGCCACTGCGGAAGCACTGAAGCCGGTCGCGCAGGCGATATTTGAAACGATGAAGGGCGTGACCTACACACCACTCAAAGTAACCGTCCCGGCGGATTTTCCCCTGCCCGCGCCTGGAAACATTGTATCTGTCACTGATGCCCGCGGAAACGTGCTGAGCTCCTATATCATGACCCGGAAAATATCCGGTCAGCAGGTCACGCTGGAATCCACCGGCAACGCCACACGGGACGGAACCGCAGCCGTAAATGAGCAGAGTTACAAAAACCTGACCGGCAAGATGCTGGAGATCAAGACCAGCGTGGACGGCCTGGAAGTAAAGGCCAGCGACCTGACCGGAAAGTATACCGACCTGAAAGCAACGGTGGACGGGCTTTCCTCTGAGGTGAAAAAAGACACCAAAATCACCGGCGGCGGCAACC